GGATGCTGACAAATGCGGACATTCTTGCGCGTGTGCGTGAATTGCAGCGCGAGCAGACGGCCCGCCTAGCCTTGACGCAGGACTATGTTCTGCAGCAGCTTGTGGATACCTACCGCTGCTGCCGTGAGCCGGAGCCGGTGCTGGTGTATGACCCCGATGCAGGCGGCATGGTGGAATCCGGCAAGTACCAGTTTGACAGCAAGGGTGCCCTGCGCGCGCTGGAGCTGATCGGCAAGCACCTGGGCATGTACCAGGACAAGCTCAAACTGGACGCCAAGCTGGATACCGGCCAGCTGGGCAAGGTACTGGAACAGCTTGAGGCGCCGGATGGCTGATCTGCTGCTGTCCGAAAAATACAAGGCATTCCTGCGCTGCACGGCGCCGGTGGAATTTCTGGAGGGCACCACCGCAGCGGGCAAAACCACAGTGGGACTGTTCAAGTTTATCCTTCGGTGCGCGGCCAGCCCCAAGCGGCTGCATGTGCTGGCGGGACTGGATCAGGGCACGATTGAAAAGAACATCATTACCAAAGAGCTGGGCGTGCTGGATGACTTTGGCGACCTGGTTGAATACTGGCCGGGCGGACGCGGTGAGGACCGCCTGCCCCATCTGCTGCTGCACGCCCCCGGCGGCGACCGCAAAATTTACGTCATGGGTTACGCCGACAAAGCGCGCTGGAAAAAAGCTCTTGGCGGCCAGTACGGCTGCCTGTACATTGATGAGATCAACATTGCAGACATCGACTTTGTGCGGGAAGCAGCCATGCGCTGCGATTACCTGTTGGCCACCCTGAACCCGGATGACCCCGGCCTGCCGGTTTATGCAGAATTTATTGACCATGCCCGCCCCTTGCCCCAATGGGCACAGGACACCCCCAAAGAGATCACCGCCCAGTTGTGCCAGCCCGCAAAGCCGGGTTGGGTACACTGGTTTTTTTCATTTGAGCACAATCTGGGACTATCTGCAGAAAAGCGCCAGCAGATCATCAGCATGGTACCGCCGGGCACAAAGCTGTACAAAAACAAGATTTTAGGCCTGCGTGGGCGTGCTACCGGGCTGATCTTCAATCTGGAACCACGCCACCTGATCTGTGCTGCCGATCTGCGCACCATGCTGAACAAAGAGCAGGCACCGCTGCACTGGGTCCAGCTTTCCTGCGGGGTAGATACCAGTTACAGCCAGCAGACGGCGGATACTTTTGCCTTTGTTATGGATGGTATTTTATCCGACCGGCGCAAGGTCACGCTGGCGGCCCAGGCCCACAACAACAAGACCCGCGCCGAACACAGCCTGCCGCCGCTGGCCCCCAGTGACATTCCGCCCCTGCTGCTGGACTTTCTGGAGCAGCAGCGCAGGGCCTGGGGCTTTGCCCGCACCGTGTATCTGGATTCCGCCGACCAGGCCACGATCACCGAATGCCAGAAGTACCGCCGCCTGCACGGCTGCATTTATGATTTTGTGCCTGCCTGGAAGCGGCTGCCGGTGCTGGACCGCATCAACCTGGAATGCGGCTGGCTGGCCCACGGCGATCACCTGTTTGTGCAGGAAACCTGCGCACCCCTGATTGAGGAATACAACGTATACAGCTGGGACGAAAAGAAGCCCAACTGCCCGGAGGACCGCAACGACCATTGCATAAACGCCGAGCAGTACGCCTGGCTGCCGTATAAGGAGCAGATTGGATGAGATGGATAGAAAGGGTGAAGACGATGATCCGCAGCTGGCTGGAAATTCAGCCTGCATCCGGCAAGGGGCTTGTGATCCGCGAGCCTGTCAGCTTTGAAACCAACGTACTGCGCAACCGCATCTGGTACCGCGGCGATGCCTGCGAGCTGGACCAGCTGTTCAAGCTGCTGGGGGATGACGAGGTGAGCCGGGCCAGGTTCTGGGCCGCTGCGCCGGAGGATGAAAGCATCCGCAAGGCCCACAGCGGCCTGCCGGGCATTATGGTGGATATTCTGGCCGGCATTGTGAAAGCCGACCTGAACGAGCTGGACTTTGACGGCCCCGCCGCCCAGGACGCTGCCGCCCGCTGGGCACAGCTGGCCGAAGAGAACGACCTGCCGGGCCTTGTCAGCCGCGCTGTGGCCGACACGCTGGTGACCGGGGACGGGGCGTTCAAGATCAGCCTGGACCCCAACGTCAGCACAGATCCGATCCTGGAATTTCGGGGCGCGGATCAGGTGGAATACCGCACCCGGCATGGGCGCATTCAGGAGATCTGCTTTCTTTCCTCTGTCGGGGAGCGCGGGCGGATTCTGCGGGAGGTATATGCCCCCGGCTGCGTGCGGTATGAACTGCTGGACGGAGATAAAGTTCTGCCCGTCACCGCGGAACCGGACACTGCCAACCTGCGGGATGTGACCTTTGCCGGGGATTTTATGCTGGCTGTGCCGCTGCAGTTCTGGCCGTCCGCCCGTTGGCGCGGCCGCGGGCAGAGCATCTTTGATAAAAAGACCGACGCTTTTGACGCCCACGACGAGATCATCAGCCAATGGATGGACGCGGTGCGGGCGGGGCGGGTGCAGCGCTATATTCCGGAATCCCTGATCCCCCGTGATCCGGAAAACGGCTCGCTGCGGATGCCCAACGCCTTTGGCTGCCGCTTTGTGGCTGTGCACGAGAGCAGCAAGGAAAACGCGGACGACAAGATCCAGACCGAGCAGCCGGACATCCGGTATGATGCTTTCCTTGCCAGCTACACCGCCACACTGGATATGTGCCTGCAGGGTATTATGAGCCCCGCCACCCTGGGCATTGACCTTGGCAAAATGTCCAGCGCGGATGCGCAGCGCGAGAAAAAGGACGTGACCGGATACACCCGCAGCGCCATTACCGATGCACTGGAAAAAGCGCTGCCCCGCCTGGCCGAAACTGCCCTGAAAGCCCAGGATATCCAGGCCAGCCTGCTGCCCGGTGAATACCATGCTTCCTGCAGCTTTGGGGAGTATGGTGCACCAAGCTTTGACAGCCGCGTTCAAACCGTTGCCGCCGCGGCCGGTGCAGGCGTGATGAGTGTGGAAGCGCAGGTGGATGAACTGTGGGGTTCCAGCAAAGACGATACCTGGAAGGCCGCCGAGGTGCAGCGCATCCGGCTGGAACAGGGCATTACCGATGCCGCCGAGCCGGAGCTGGATGCACCGTCCGGCCTGATGCCCGGCCCTGACGCATGACCGCCCAAGACATTGCCGCCCTGTTTGAATCGCTTGAACTGGAGCTGGTAGAAAGCCTGCACCGCAGCCTGACCCGGCACCAGAAACAGGAACAGGCCGAGGGCGGCAAAAACGGCACACCACAGCACTGGGAAGCATGGCAGGCCGCAAAGCTGCGCGACATCCGGCGGTTCCGCCGGGAAAACACCGCCATTCTGGGGGAATACCGTGACCGCATTGATGCCGGAACATATGCCCTGCTGGAAGAGGAAGCTGCACAGGGCGGAACTGACGGATTTTTCCGGATGAGTGACGAGCGGATGACCGCCCTGCTGAACGAGATGCAGCAGGCCAATGAACAGAGTGAACGCGCCGCCCTGCGCTACATGAATGACGTATACCGCAAAACCATTCTGCGCACCGCCGCTGCCATGCAGGCAGGCGGGCAGACCTTGCAGCAGGCCACAGATGCCGCGACCCGCGATTTTCTGGAACAGGGCATTGCCTGCATCCGCTACCGCGATGGCCGCCGGGTAAACATTTCCACCTATGCCGAAATGGCCCTGCGCACCGCCGGGACCCGCGCCATGCTGATGGGGGAAGCCGCCCAGCGGGAGCGCCTTGGCATTGATACTGTGCTGGTAAGCCAATACGGTGCCTGTTCCAAAACCTGCCTGCCCTGGCAGGGGCTTGTTTACATTGATGATGTATTCCAGCAATACAGCGGCCCGCATACGCCCGGCGGAACATATGGCATAAGCCGGAACGGCAGACAGTACCCTTTGCTTTCCGTTGCCATGCGGGGTGGGCTGTTCCCCCCCAACTGCCGCCACACCCTGGGCACATGGGTGGAAGGCACCAGCACCCGCCCACGCCCGATGGACAAAGCCAAAGTGGAAGCCGCCGCCCAGCTGGAAGCCAAACAGCGCGCTTTGGAGCGCAGCGTGCGCAAAGCCAAACGCCAGGCGGCGGGCCTGTGTGACCCCGCCGCTGCAAAAGCCGCCCGCGCCCGTGTGCGCGCCGCCCAAAAGGAGCTGCGGGATTTTGTGGCCGACCATGGGGATGTGCTGCGCCGGGATGTGTGGCGGGAGAGGGACACGGCAGCGCTGGAACGCTATACAAGCCCTGCCGCAAGTGGTATACTGGACCCATCAAACAGGATTGGTGTGAACCCGGACGTGAATGTTGTATGTAAGCTGGACAAAGAACTGTATAAGGTCGTAACGGAAGATATCCGAACCGATGAGGTTATAATCACTGATGAGCGCATTCAACATATCCAGGAGCGCCATCCTGATGACTATGAACGGTTCAGTACATACCTAGCCGAAATTATCCAAAGTCCCGATTACATCATCCGGGACCCCCGCCCGCAAACCGGTATGCTTTTGAAAGAAATTACCGTTGGTGAAACCGGCGAACATTTCCGCATTGCACTTCGGCTTGCAGCATCGCAGGATCCTGTACACTATAAAAACTCCATTATCACCTTTTTGAAGATCCGCCAAAAAGAATGGGAACGCCTCATCCACAACAAAGAAATTCTTTACAAGGCAAAGTAAAAATGCTACAATAAGCATAGGATAAGAAAGGCATTTGAGGTGGTAGATTTCGTACCGACCACACGCCGCTGGTAATGACAAGGGCTTTGCCCTGAGAGATGCAGGAGGATGGTACGCCTGCCAAATGCCAATCGATGGGGAACGGTTTTGATGCCGTTCCCCGTTCCTATTTCACAACTTAGTTATAAACTCACTCTCCACGATGCAAACCGCACCGTGGTTTTTTCATGCCTGTACCGCCTGCATGAGGGTGGTGCGGGCAATTTTTATACCAAAAATCAAGAAAGGAGACCCTGATGAGCGCAAAGAAGAAACCTGAACCCGCGGCCCCCGCCGCCCAGGAACCGCAACAGGAAGAAAAGGGCGCGGATTCCGCCACGGACAGCCAGCCGGATGCAAAGTCCACTGAACCCGCGGACGCTGCCAACCAGCCCACGGACACCGAACCACCCGCCGGGCCGGATGCAGAACCCGACCCGCAGCAGGACCCGGAGCCCCCGGCGCAGGAGGGATCTTCCCCCACCCCGCAGGCGGAGGGCACTGCTGCCCCGGATACCGAGCTTGCACAGGCAAAAGCTGCCCTGCTGGCCGCCAACTGTGAGCTTGCCGCCTACAAAGCCGGTGTGGACAGCGCCATGGTGGCGGATG